AATGCGGGTGAACCAGGAATCTATCTTTCAAACGATAAGGATTGGGGAACAAACCCTTGTTGTGAAATTGCACTTCGTCCATTCCAATTCTGTAATCTTTGTGAAGTAAATGTTTCAGACGTAGTAGACCAACAAGATTTGGAAGACCGAGTTCGTGCAGCAACATTCATCGGAACTTTACAGGCGGGATATACAGATTTTCATTACCTCCGTCCAATCTGGCAAAGAACAACAGAGAAGGATGCTCTTCTTGGAGTTGGTATGACAGGTATTGGTTCAGGTGTTGTTCAGAAGTTGGATGTAAAGGCCGCAACAAAAGTTGCAAAGGAAGAAAACGAAAGATTGGCTGGAATCCTCGGTATCAACAAAGCTGCCCGTATCACAACAATCAAGCCAGCTGGAACTTCATCACTAACACTTGGTTGTTCATCAGGTATTCACGCTTGGCACAATGACTATTACCTCCGCCGTGTTCGTGTTGGTAAGAACGAGGCAATCTATACTCACCTTGCAATCAACCACCCTGAATTGGTTGAAGACGAATACTTCCGTCCACACGATACCGCAGTTATCGGTGTCCCACAAAAGGCACCATCTAACGCGATTATGCGAACAGAATCACCACTCCAACTTCTTGAACGTGTAAAGTGGTTCAATCAAAATTGGATAAAACCAGGTCACAAGAATGGAATGAACACACACAACATTTCGGCAACGGTATCTATCCGTGAACACGAATGGGATGCGGTCGGTAATTGGATGTGGGAAAATAAAGAACACTTCAATGGACTTTCAGTTCTTCCTTATGATGGTGGAACATATATTCAGGCTCCATTTGAAGACATCACAAAAGAAAAGTATGACCAACTAATGCAAACTCTACACGATGTTGATTTATCAAAGGTTGTTGAACTTGATGACAACACCGACCTAACGGGTGAACTTGCCTGTGCAGGTGGTGCTTGTGAAATAAAATAAGGACAAATGGTTATGGTTATTTATATGACTACGAATCTCATCAATGGTAAGAAGTATATTGGTAGAGATAGTAAAAATAATCCAAAATATCTTGGATCTGGACTTTTCTTGAAGCGAGCAATCAGAAAATATGGTAAACATAATTTCGAGAAGAAAATAATTGAATCGTGTTCATCCAAAGAAGAATTGATAGAAAGAGAAGAATATTGGTTAAATTATTATGATGCTGGTAATGATCCAATATTCTACAATGCAAATAATTTTTCAACTGGTGGTGCGCTATTTTCTGGAAGAAATCATAGTGAAATGAGTAGAAAAAAAATGAGTGAATCCAGAAGTGGTGAAGGTAATGTCATGTGGGGAAAACAACATTCACCGGAAACTCGTAGAAAAATATCAGAAAATAACATTGGAAAAAAGTCTGGTGAAAATAATTATTGGTTTGGTAAAACGGGTAAAAACCATGCTGCATTTGGTCGGAAACACACGGAAGACACTAAAAGAAAAATAGGCGAGAAGCACAAAGGCAAAAAAGTATCACGAGAAAGTATTGAAAAGGCGAATCAAACTCGTAAAGAACGTGGTGTATGTGTGGGGGAAAAAAATCCAAAATTCAAAGGGTATGCCATATGTATTATTGGTGAATATATTGGACAAAGAAAAACCGCAACAGAATGGGGGAAAATATTCAACATAGACCCTAGTGGATTCAGACTACATCTTTATGGTAAACAATACAAAAACGGAATCGAAGGAAATTTTTTCAAATGGGAACATGAAATACAATCATAACCTATTTATCTAACAGGGAACTAATCCCGACTATTATACAAACAGGAGAACGTTATGACAAAGCAAGAACTATACGAACAAATTACAAATCTGTTCAATGAGTTTACCGTCGGACACAATTCAAAGTTCAAGAAAGGTGCAGGAGACGCTCGTAAGGCGTTGGGTGCAATTAAGAAGTTGATTACACCTTACAACAAGGCATCTGTGTCTGAAGGCAAAGAATCCAAGTAAAGCAAATGAAAGAGGAAGATTATTACATAAATGACCACGGTAAGAAGGTGTTTACAGAATCGTATCACCTTCGCCGTGGTTTTTGTTGTGGCAGTGGTTGCAAACACTGTGTTTTTGAACCTAAACACGAGAGGGGAAATAAGAATGTTGCGATTAGAGAACGAGGTAGACCCGAAGATAGTTCAACCGAAACATCTGAAGGGTAAGAAGATTATTTTTAGACGTGGAGATGAGGTACTCATTTCAGAAGTCATTGTTATAGCTGAACATTGTTTCGTTCGTTATTGGGGGATAACGATGGACATTACTCAAATGGATGGTTGGACGAAGTTACCAGTTGTCTCATATTTATAGTTGTAAATAACAGATTGCCCACAACAAGGTAAATACATGGGAAGTTCGGATGGCAATAGTAAAAAGACAAAAACTACGAGACAACCTCGCAAAAACTTGTTTGGTTTTAGGAACATTCTTCAATCCTCTTGGATTCGATGCGGCCTTTGCTTTCACTACAAAACTTACAGGAAGTTACTTCATTACAGACGTTATCTTCTATGGGGTTGCGCTGTTATTTTTTGGATTTTATTTCTTACTTTCCCGTAAGAAAACAAAACCTGAACCATATTTATAGGATATAACCATACTATTTTTTTTTTTTGGAGTATACGATGGATTCAATTAGAATGAAAAAATTAGCAGGACTTCTATCAGAAGGTGTCCAACAAATGAATGAGGCACCATCAGAAGATTCTTGGAAGAGAGCATCAAAATTTATAAATGCCGCATATGCAGCAGGTAGAAAACCAACGAAGTGGGATTACATGGGTATGCCGGCACCAAAGCCAATCGGTATTGGTAATGACCCAAAGAAGTTGAAGTCTGCTTATGGTGGTTCACAAATGTTCTGGAGAGAAACAAACTTTGTCAAGAAGGCAGATGCAGTCAAACTTGTAAAAGCTGGTATGCCAGAAGGATATAATGAGTTCAATGCAGAAGTTCTCGCAAAGCTTCCAGATGATGCTCAAATTCAATTTGCTAGAGAGTATAGTCCTTGTATTTATGTCAAGGGAACAAAGCCAAGTAAGTCAGCTCTAAAGGCAGACGAAATATCAAAAGAGTCAGACGGCACATTCCGTGTTTGGTGGGACTAATATAAACGGGGTGTAGAATGAAGTTATCATCAAGAAAACAATTACTCAAAGAAGCATCAACGATGTTGGAGTCTCTGCGTGACTCAAAGAAGAAAAAATCTTTGAATGAAGCAGTGGACTTTTCAATTATTGATAAAATAACTCGTTGGAGACTTAGTAATTTGGGTAATTTTAGTTCGTTCAATATTTCAAAGGATTGGGATAGAATAATGGATTCTCGTCCTACAAACCTATCTGAAGATGAATTGAAACAAGCATTGATTGACTGTGAAAAGAATGTTCAATATGCAAACAAACTAATGGTGTTGGCTAAACTTGTAAAGAAACAACTTCAAGAATTCTCTTCAAATGCTTCTTCTATTTCAGCCGGCGAAAAGTCATTAGAAGGAAAACAAATCACGGCTCAACATATTGCGGATTTCTTGGAATCAATTTTCATAACTGATACTGCAAATCTAAAGAAGATTTTTGATATGTATAATGCAAGTGTGAAAAAACATTATCCACGAATATCAGAACTTTATCTAAAGAAACCATCCGATTTGAATGGTATTCCAAGAGTAAGACAAGGTGGTAAAGATATTGTGTTTCTTTATTCAAGAGCAGATGGTGGAGACATTTTAGAGTGGGCGCTGAATGAATCAGTTATTGAATTGTTGAGACAAGAATACCCAGAAGTTGCTCCTCTTCTTTTGATTCGTAGAAAAACTTGGTCTTCTATTGCAAAGAAAAACTTTATTATTGCTGTTGTAAAATCAACTATTTCAAGTAAACCGGCTTTGAATAAAAATTGGAAACGTATATTCGCAAAATATGCAGATTGGTTAGAAGACTAAATTTGAAAATGAATTAGGTAAACAATATGAAACTATCATCAAGAAAACAATTACTTAGTGAGGCATCTCAAACACTTCAATCACTTCGGGAAGCCGAAGAAAAGATTAGCCAAAAGGTTGAAAACTCTGTGAAGAGAATGAGAGAAGCCACAAAGAAAGCAAATCGTTCAGAGGCTTTATTTGAACTCGCTAAACTTCTAGCAGAACAAAAGTATTCAAAGATACTTGACCACACTGCTGAAATCAGAAAGATTGCTGGAACAATGCCTTATGGTATTCAACAGTATGAAAATGAATTGATGACAGAGATGTTAGCCAAGGCAAAACAAAGATTCAATGTGAAAGAATATGCCGCTATTTATTCGGCACTTTAAGAAAATTACACACCAGTTCAAAAAGTCTCACATTTTCTTGGTGTGAGACTTTTTTATTTGGAAATGTCAGATTTTTTTCGTATACTTGTACTCAATCAATTCAACAGATAGAAAAAATGACACCAAGAAAACAAAAGAAACTTGATGAATTTCAAATGAAAGCACTTGACGAAATGTTCCGTCGTGTTGGATTTGAAGGATATGATGAAGAGTTTGCACAACAACCTTATTGGTTTACTAAGCGTGAATGGACTCTTGAAGAGGATGTTGCATTTACAAAGTGGTTTATTGACGAATATGTAAAGACGTTCCGTGAACCAAAGTATATTGCAAAGGAAGTTGCAGGTTGGTTTGTATTCAACTACGGTTGGAAAACAAAGAAGATGTATGATAAGATTGATGGGTTTGTA